ACGGGCCTATTTGTGCGATAAACGCCCCGATACAAGCGGGTGCCCCTGTACGCCTGCTCACAAAATGGGCCGCCAGCGCTCTGCCAGCGGCCCTGCTTTTTGCCCTCTTCTTTGCCCTATTTTGTACGACACTTGTACGACATAAAAAGTGTTTTATCATGTTATCTTTTACATTTCAAAACAAAGAATCCAGCATACAAGCCGATTTTTAGCACTTTATAGCATTCTTTAAAAGAATATTATACGTTTTCTGGGCGTGTCCGTACGGCATTAATTATTTTCCATGTTTCTGGGTCGAAAACAATAGGCTTGCCTTTTTCATCTAAGATTTCGATATTTCTTTTTCCGCCAAAAGCATTTAATTTTTTCAGCCCGTTTTCATCTATAATATTGCTTTTCTCCAAATTAAAATGATCGGCGATTTTCTGGATGGCCCCCATACGCGGAATCTTATCTCCCCGCTCCCATGTAGAAACGGCCTTATCGCTGACGCCGGCGATTTTTCCAAAATCTTTTTGCGAAAGGTCGTAAAGCTCGCGCAACCTCTTAATATTGTCTGCTATAGACATATTTATCATATCCTTACAATTTTTTAACAATTATAGTATACGCTAAAAGTAGAGAAATATCAATGCTTTGGCGTAAAAAATCTACTTTTAGGTCTTGACAATCTACTTTAAGTAGAGTATTATGATAGCAACGGAGGTGATAAAAATGAGATTTACAGTGAGACAAGCTCGGAGGCTTTCCGAAGTATCTCAACGTGAGATAGCCCGCAAGCTGGGAATCAGCGTAGATACATACCGGAATATCGAACGGCATCCGAACAAAGCAACTATTTGGCAGGCGCAGAAAATTTCTGAAATAACAAAAATCCCTTGCGATAATATTTTTTTCGGCGGAGACTCTACTTAAAGTAGATTATAGAAAGGATTGATTCAATGAACGAATTAACAGTGTTTAATCGTAACGGTCAACTTTACACCGACAGCCGTGATGTAGCTCAGATGGTAGGAAAAGACCATGCACACCTTATGCGCGACATTAAAGGGTATATCAAGGTCATGGGCAAGAATCCAAAATTGGATTCTTCAAATTTCTTTGTTCCAAGTATATATAAACAGTCCGGAAATGGCAAAGAAAATCCTTATTACCTTATAACGAAAAAGGGTTGCGAGTTTGTTGCCAACAAACTGACTGGAGAAAAGGGCGTCATTTTTACGGCGGCTTATGTGAATGCCTTTCACACAATGGAAGACAAGCTTATCGGTAAAAGCTTTCGCAAAAAATCTTTACCTCTCGCGTCCGTGAACCACATGCTGGAAATCAATATCCGGCAAATGAAGGCCGCGAACCAGCCCGCCGAACAGATTGCCCTGTGGACAAACGGCATCACCCGCGAAGCTCTCGCGCCGTTCGGCATTGACGTCCCGGTGCTGCTCGCTCCCGTCGTCCGCTCGTATGACGCGACGGAGATTGCCAAGAAAATCGGCGTGCTGTCCAAATCCGGAAACCCGCACGCTCAAGCCGTCACGGCAATCATCAAGGCCGCCGGCATCGCCCCGGACGAAACTTTTACGACGGAGACCACCGCCCACAGCGGTACCAAAAATGTCCCGGACGTGCGATACAAGGCCCCGGTGCTGGACCGCGTCCGTGACTGGCTGGAAGGCCATGATTTTCCAAATCCCATTTCCCTCGGCGGAAAAAATTACAACGTGGTGTACGACAATGCCTAAGCTTCGCCCCTCCCCCACCGATCGCCGCAACCGCGCGCTGATTGCCGCAATCCGATACGGCGCGACACAAGCGGGCGTCGAACCCGATGAGCTGGCACTCGCCGCCCGGATATCGCGGGCGACGTACTACAGCCGGCTGCGGGACCCGGGACAATTCCGGCTCTGCGAGCTGTGGGGAATCGCGGAGAAACTACACATACCGGTCGAACGGCTGGCCGGAGGAAAGGAGTGAAAAGCCATGAAATCAACAGGAATTGTCCGAAAGCTCGACCATCTCGGCCGAATCGTATTGCCGAAGGAGCTGCGGAGGACACTGGACTTGCCGGAGGGTACACCGATGGAAATCTACATTGACGGCAGCCGGATTGTGCTGCGGAAATATCAGCCGTCCGAAGCATGGACCATGAGTGAGATGCAGGACGCGCTCGCGCAGGCGGCCGGAGAAACAGCAACGCCGCCGGTTGAGTACCTCAAAGAGGCGAGGGCGCATCGGGAAGGAGAGAAAGGCTGAAACAATCCGGAATTTTGAAAGGAGCTAAAAATCATGATTACATATCGTACCGCGCAGAGTTACTTCCAGCTCTGCCACATCAACCGTGAGGTCCCGACCGTCGCAGGACTTGTGGATTATGCCTGCCCGCGCCGGCGGGCGCCGCAAAATGTCCAGAGCGGACAGCGGATTGTGCTTCGGGTGCCGAAATGAGCCGGAAGAAAATCTGCAATTATGACTGCTTCCACTGCCCCTATCCAGATTGCATCGCAAAGCCCAATATCCTCACGGATTGGGAAAAGGAAATCATGAAAGGCGCGCATGGATGGTGGCGGAGCGAGGCGATTGTGGATGCTGTCGCCCGCATGGAAAAGGCGGGAATCAACCAGAGTACAGCTTATCAGCGTCTTGGCATCAATTGCAAAGACTTCTGCACCGCGAGAAGCAGGTGCAGGCGCACAAAGAAAAGCCGCTAACCTGTTAGGGCAGGCAAGCGGCGGTTGTCAGAACATCTAAAAAATTTTACACCGCTATTTTAACTAAAGCGGAGGGAAAAGTCAATGGAAAATGAAAAAGAGCTGCTTGACAAGTTGATAGATGCACGGATTTCTTTGGAAGGCCTTGAAAAAGAGGCCAATGAAAATGGCATCTGGACTGAATTTCAACTTACTTATTCTAAAAAGCTACAAGTTACCAGTGGAATTGAAAGGCTTGCGGAAGCGGCAGGAGCGTCCTTAAAGGGCGAGCCTTACCAAGGTGAATGTTTCCACTATTTGGCCTCTTTTAAGTATAAAGGCATTGAATTTTTTGAACTTTTAAAGGAGGCGCCCCATGAAGATAACGAATAAGCAGGGACTTCCAGAAGCTTTTGTGCAAATGGCGCAGAGTAACTACCGCCCTACCCCACGCCGATACAGCGCGACCGCCCTGCTGAAAGGCGTGCGCGAGGTAATCCTTGAGCGCCGGCATGGGGATGAAATCCAGGAAGACGTCTCCGACATGATATGGATGCTCTTCGGGACTGCTGTACACAGCATTCTTGAAAGGCAAAAAACCGGCGCCGACCAGATTAAAGAAAACTACGTTGTAATGCCGGTTGGAGATTACTCAGTCTCCGGTAGATTTGACCTTTTCGATTCCACAACAAAAACCGTTACGGACTATAAAACCTGCTCTGTATGGAAAATCATTCATGGCGAATTCGATGACTGGAAGAAGCAGCTGCTGATTTACGCTACCATCATGCGGCACGTAGGATATGACGTAAGGCATGGCCAGATAGTGGCCTTGATGAAGGACCATTCAAAAAGCAAGGCAAAGTTTGACCCTACCTATCCACAATTCCCGGTAAAAACTATCAAATACGATTTTACCGACAAGGACTTTCAGGAAATCGATGCCTTCATTCATGACCGGATTTCACAGCTTGCCAAAGCGGAAAAGCTACCGGATGACAAACTGCCTATCTGCACCGCAGAAGAACGGCTGAACGCAGGCGATAAGTTTGCTGTTATGCGGAAAGGCCGCAAGTCGGCCCTGCGTGTAGTAAGCAGCCGACAAGAGGCCGAGGAGTACATGCAGAAGCACGGCGGAGATTACATACAGACGCGGCCCGGCGAGGACAAAAAGTGCAAGGATTACTGCTCCGCTTGCCAATTCTGCAATTACTATTGTGAGCACATTAGGGGGGCAAAACATGAACATCTATCAGAAAATTCTTGAAGTCATGAAAGACGTTCAGTATCTTTCAAAAGACGACCATATAAAGTTTGGGCAGCAGGATTATAAGGCAGTGTCAGAGGAAAAAGTAACCTCAACTGTCCGGGAAAGCCTTATCAAAAATGGGATTGTAATTATACCAGTTGAGCAGCTTCACCATCGCGAAGGAACACTTTCCACGGTTGATGTATCTTATAGAATTCAAAACGTGGAAGAGCCTGAAGACTACATTATTGCAAAATCAAGCGGAACCGGTGCAGACACGCAGGACAAGGGCGTTGGGAAGGCTATGACCTATGCCTACAAGTATTTGCTTCTGCGCACTTTTGCAATTCCAACGGGTGAAGACCCTGACAAGATTTCAAGCGCAGAGCTGGATAAAAAGGAGAAAGCAGCAGTGCCTAAGGCTAAAAAGCAGAACCAGGCTCCACCTACAACAGGCCCGCAGGGGACGACTTGCACGGCAAACGAAATTAATGCCCTGCACAATGAAATCGTCCGTGCAGGCGGGACAGAGGAAGCGTGGCTTGACTTTGTAGGAAAGCATGTGAAATCCGGGCCGAAACCTAAGAAGCTGGAAGATATTACAAAAAAGGAATTTGTCTGGTCTATGGAAATCCTGGGGAAGCGGGAATCGAAAGCTGCTGAATCCAAATGAATGTTCAATTCGATAAAGCCCGTTGGTCGCAGGAATCGGATGGATTCTGGCTTTCAATCCGCGTCACGGCCCCGGCGCAGGCAAAACAGTTTGTATCCGGGATAAAACACGATAAACTCTACGATGCCGACCTTAAAATCCACCGTGAAAAACGTTCACTTGATGCCAATGCTTATTTCTGGGTTCTATGCGGAAAGCTTGCATCTAAAATCCATATTCCGATGGAAGCTATCTATCGGCAGTACGTCAAGGATATTGGGGACAATTTTGAAATTATCCCCATCCGGGATGATGCAAAGGAAACATGGATTAAGAACTGGAAATCCCGCGGCCTTGGATGGATTTGTGAAGAACTTGGTAAAAGCAGGATTCCGGGCTTCACCAATATAATCTGCTTCTACGGGTCATCGGTTTACGATTCTGCGCAGATGCACCGTCTGATAGAGCTTGTCGTACAAGATTGCAAAGACCAGGACATCGAAACCGCGACGCCGGCAGAGTTGGCCTTAATGGAGGAACGATATGCACAAGCAAACAAAAGCGTGTAGTATCCCACCCGCTATCAAAAAGGCAGTGTGGGAAAGGGATAACGGCCGCTGCATTGTATGTGGCAGCCCGAACGCTGCACCGTGTGCACACTTTATTGCCCGGTCACATGGTGGCCTCGGCGTCGAAGAAAACATTGTCACGCTCTGCCGGGATTGTCACAGGGCCTATGACCAAAGCCCGGCACACGAATGGTACAAAACCGTTATTCGGAGATACCTGAAAAGCAAGTATCCCGGTTGGGATGAAAGGCAACTTGTCTATCGAAAATATGGAGGAAAACTATGAGCTTGAATGTATCTGTTTTAATGGGCCGTCTTGTGCGCGACCCCGAACTGCGCCACACATCGAATGGAATATCTGTCACGTCGTTTACCCTTGCAGTTGACCGCGATTACTGCCCAAAGGGGCAGGAGCGACAGGCCGATTTCATCGATGTGGTTGCGTGGCGCAAAACTGCCGAATTTGTCTGTACTTACTTCAGCAAAGGGAAAATGGTAGCCGTTCAGGGCCCAATCCAGACCAGAACTTATACCGACAAATACGGCAATAATCGCAAGGCGGTAGAGATTGTGGCCGACAAGGTTCATTTTGCCGAACCAAAGCGGGGCGCTGCGCCTGAAAGCAACAATCGTACATATCAGACTGCCGAGAAAACGCCAGACATTTCAGGTCCAAGCAGCCCCGCCCAAAGCGGCTCGGACGACTTTGAAGAGGTAGGAGACATTTCAGACGATGACCTTCCGTTTTGAGGTAACGCCATGAGCATCATTGATTATATCCCCGAAGGCCAATCCAATGCTATCAGTCGCCGGGCGCTCTGCGCGGCGACGGGTCTGCCCGACCGGATGATGCGAAAAGAGATTGAGCGTGCCAGGCAGGAACACGCTATCCTCAATTCGCAGGATGGGCAGGGATACTTTCTCCCCCTGCCAGAGGAACGGCCCTTGGTATTGCGCTGGGTGCGGCAGGAGAGGAGCAGAAGCCAGTCCGTGTATGATTCCACCACCGGGGCTGAAAAGTGGCTTGCAGGGGATTCTGGAGCAAATCTGATAAAGGTGCACTCTTACATTCGCCGAAGAAAAAAGAATGGCAGCCAGATTGAAGGGCAGGTGACGCTATGACCTACTACGATTTTTTATCCCAAAAGTCAGTTTTGCCAAAACCACATGGATTTAAGTCCGGGGCGCTACCGCCTAAGCTGTTCGATTGGCAGAAAGCCGTCACCAGATTCAGCGTTAAAATCGGCCGTGCTGGCAACTTTGAGGATTGCGGACTTGGCAAGACTGCGCAGCAGATAGCGTGGGCGCAGCAGGTCTATCAGCATACGGGCGCTCCGGTTTTAATCCTTGCCCCGCTTGCCGTTGCGCCGCAAACCAAACGCGAAGGCGATAAATTTGGAGTTCCGGTAAATATCGCAGAAACTGCCGAAGACATTGTACCCGGCATAAATGTTACGAACTATGAAAAGCTGGATAAATTCGATACATCAATTTTTTCTGGGGTGGTGCTGGACGAATCAAGCATTTTGAAAGCCTATACCGGAAAAGTGAAGCGGGCAATTGTAAGAAAATTTTCTGATACGCCCTATCGGCTTTCCTGCTCGGCCACCCCTGCACCGAACGACCTGATGGAGCTTTTGAACCAGGCTGAATTTCTCGGAATCATGAAATCAAGCGAAGCCCTGTCCTGCTGGTTTATTGCTGACCAGAGCAACGCCGGCCGCTACCGGCTCAAGGGCCACGCTGAGAAGGATTTCTGGCGGTGGGTAGCATCGTGGGCAGTCTGCATTTCAAAGCCGTCTGACATCGGATACAGCGATAATGGATATATCCTTCCAAAACTTACGGAAAACGATGTGACAGTCCACGCCCCGGAAGAGCAGAACATCTTCCTCGCCTGCCGGGAAAAGCCAGATATGAGCGCTACAGGATTTCACAGAGAGAAGCGAAAAACCTTGAAGCAGCGGGCCAAAAAATGCGCAGAGATTGCCAATTCAACCGATGAACAGTGCGTAATCTGGTGCTATCAGAATGACGAAGCCGACGCACTGAAAAAGCTGCTTCCCAATGCCGTTGAAATCCGGGGAAGCGATACGGCTAAGGCCAAGGAAAGCGCCGCGCTCCGCTTTATTCAAGGTGACGTTCAGACTTTAATTTCAAAGCCTTCCATTTTCGGATATGGTCTGAATTTTCAGAATTGCCGAAACTGCATTTTCTGCGGACTGGATTACAGCTATGAAAGCTATTATCAGGCCGTCCGCCGATTCTATCGCTTCGGTCAGCCACTTCCGGTCCGCGTCTGGAGAGTCATCGGCGAAAATGAAAAGCAGATACTTGAAACCATCAATCGAAAAGCCAGGATGAAATCCAATATGGGCCGAAGCATGGCAGACGCGATGCGGGATGTGCAGATTGAGAATCTGCGCGGAAGGCAATTCAAATTAAGCCTGCAAAAACAGCACGCAGATATTCCAGGCTGGCTAAGGAGCGAAGCATCTTGAAATCAGTGAAAACAAAAAAATATGCGCTTTACCAGGGGGACTGTGTGGAGCTTACTTCGCAGATTCCTGACCGAAGCGTACACTTTGAAATCTTTTCTCCGCCTTTTGCAAATCTTTACATCTACTCGGATGACCTCCGCGATATGGGAAACTGCAAGGATGAAAATGAATTTTTTGAACAATTTGACTTTTTGATTCCGCAGCTTTACAGGGTCCTGATGAACGGCCGGCTATGCGCAGTGCACTGTAAGAATCTTGCTAAATACAAGTCAACGGACGGGGCCTCTGGATGGTATGACTTCCGTGGAGATATTATCAGGCACTTTGAAAAGTACGGATTTCAGTATCATTCCGAGGTTGTAATCTGGACGGACCCGGTGCTGGAAATGCAAAAAACTAAGACGCAAAGGCTGCTGTATTGCCAGCTTCAGCGCGACGCATCGCTTACTGGAATCGGAATGCCAGAATACCTGGTGCTTTTCAGAAAATGGGAAGACGGCGGGAAGAATCCGGAACCTATCCGGCATTTTAAAAATCATGAAGCTGCCAAGGAAGCTGGAGGAGATGATTCGCAGATTATGGGGTTGCCTGTATGGCAGCGGTACGCTTCCCCAGTTTGGATGGACATTCGGCGGACAGATGTACTTAATGGCCGAATTGCCCGGACGGATAAGGACGAAAAGCACATCTGCCCTTTACAGCTTACAGTTATCCGCCGCGCTGTGAAGCTGTGGAGCAACCCTGGGGATATTGTCTATTCCCCATTCGGCGGAATCGGCAGCGAGCCTTACATAGCGCTTGAACAGAAGCGCAGGGCTATCGCGTGCGAGCTGAAGCCAGAGTATTTTGAGCAGATGTGCCTGAATTGCGAGGACATTGCAGGGGATAAACAGGTTTCATTTTTCTAAGAAGGTGGTATTTTGGCAGAGCGCAGAATGTTTTCAAAAACCATCATCGACAGCGACGCCTTTTTGGATATGCCATTAAGCACGCAAGCACTTTATTTTCACCTTTCTATGCGGGCCGATGATGATGGATTCGTTAATAATCCAATAAAAATCATGCGGATGATAAATGCTTCCCGCAATGATATGGACTTGTTGATTGCAAAACGGTTTGTAATCGCATTTGAAAGCGGAATCATTGTTATCAGGCATTGGAGAATTCACAATTACATCAAATCTGACCGATATAAGCCAACACAATATCTTGCGGAAAAATCTCAAATTTCGATTTCTGGTAACAAGGCGTATGAAATCAGTGGAACCAAATCGGAACCAAAGTGTATCCAATCTGGAACCAAACCGGATACACAGGTTAGGTTAGAGTTAGGTAAGGATAGGTTAGGTAAGAGAAGAGATAGGGTCGTAGGGGAAGAAACGCCGGTTTCGCCGGCTGCCGATTTGCTCTATGAACAGGTTAGAAAATCTTTTATTGAGAACTGTCCTTCTCTACCGAAACCGAATACGCCCGCTAAATGGACTAATGGACGCAGAAAAGCCGTAAGGGACAAAAAAATTACACCTGATGAGTTCACCAAGGTATTCAAAAAAGTTGAGCAGAGTGATTTCTTAACAGGGCGCTCTGGCAATTGGCGAGGCTGCTCTTTCGACTGGATTTTGAAGCCGTCTAATTGGCAGAAAATCACAGAGGGAAATTACGATAACCGAGAAAAGCCTTCAGAACCAAAAAATTTGCAGGAGCCTACCTTTGACCTTGACGAATACGAAAAAACCAGTATCTACGATACGCGGGAGGCAAAATGACTTTTACGATTCAGTATCCCAAAACAAAGGCCGGCATGAAACAGTTTTGCAAGAATTTCGGAATGAACTCAATCTATTCGGGCAAGCACTGGAACCAAAGGCGGGAAGATGCAGAATACATACACCAAACCGTCCGGGCTTCACTGATAGAGCAGAGAATACCCCGTGCGCCCTTCCAGAGGCCCGTAGGCGTGACTTTTTACTGGAACGATAGATTAGACCTTGACAACCATTCCTACGCAGGGAAGCTAATTCTGGATGGAATAAAGGGGTGGATAATCCAAGATGACGACAGGCGGTTCGTCCGGGTGATTGAACACCGATTTTACGACAAGGACTACATTACCGTCGAAGTAAATCCAATATGAAAAAGACGCATATCAAGCAGTATTACAAAATCTGCTATCACTGCCACCGCGAGTGGGTATCCTGTGAAGTCAGAACTTGCCCGGTAAAGCAAAAACCAGTCTGCCGAATCTGCTGCATGAAATGCCCGAAGCACACGATTGAGGAAATCGGAGTTGGATGCGAGGTGATAAAAGAAAACCATGAAAAGATTTCAATCCACACTCCCCGCGAGGGGAGCGACTGCGTTATCTGATATGCTGTTTGCCTATCAGAACAAAGATTCAGACTTTCCGCATCAATTTAAGGCTGAAGCAGTTCGGAAAGCAAAGAAAACTTTGGAGCGGGCTTTTGAGCAGGCGCAGGAGCAGGAGGCAGAGAAATGAAATCTGGAATTTATTATTTCAAGTGCGCGAAATGTGGGTTTGAATTTACTGTAGGGCTCCCGGAAGCGGACCAAAAAGAATTCGATGATATTCGCACATGCCCGTGCGGGGCGCAAATGAAAATAGTGCGATATGCGTCGGACGAAGATACAACCGAGACGAAAGAGCGGGAGGCAAAAGATGAAAAAGTCTGAAATCAGGGTTGGCACTGATTATGCCAATGGAAAGAAAATCCGCAAAGTAATTGATATTGGCAATTATCCGCTTTATCCTGGCCAGCAGGACCGCGACGATGTGAAATATTTGGTGGTTGACGATGGCACAAAGGATAATCGCAAGTGTGGAATAATCGGAGTTATGACAAAAGTATCCTTTGCCAATTGGGCCAGGGGAATTGTGGAGGTAAACCGTGCCAAATGAAATGACGCCGCTCGAAGCGGCTGAAAAGCTGGAAAAATTATTGTTCTTTTGGAAATATACTTGCAAAAAAGATGATGGCGTTTTGAATTATATTAAGGCAATGAAACTTGCTATCTCCTGTCTTCGTGCCATCGCCGCAGGAGAGTATGTGCCGGTGGTACACGCACATATCGTAGGGCGCGGATGGGATTTGCACTGTTCAAATTGTGGAGCGTCAGCGGATATAGGCAACGATTATTGCCCCGATTGCGGCGCCCGGATGGACGGAAAGAACAGTGGTTATTCCGAGGTTTGCAGTTACGGGGAAAGACGTGGTGAAAGCAAATAATGCGATGAATAGCGTTTACATAAGGCCAAAAAAGGTTAAGAAGATCGCTTATTGCACCTATCATTCCTGCATAATTTCGTCCAAAATGGCGGCAAGCCACAGATGTTTTCACAAGTCAAATAGCAAGCAGATACGAAGATGCAAATGTCTTGTCTTGCTTGGAAAGGAGAATAGCAAGTGAATTATCAGAAATGGTGCGAAGAGCACTCCGGAGAAGCAGCATATAGCTCGGCTATAATTCCAGAAGGCTCGGAAGCCAAAGTAGAAGTGAACCCAAAGTTGCAGCTTCACAAGAAAATTTGTGCAGACCTTTTGGAAACCTATCGCAAGAAGAATGAAGCTTACGGTGATTCGTTTGGAAAAACCTATCGGGAGTTGGGCCCAATCTCAGCGATAACCAGAATGGCAGACAAAATGAACCGGATTATCGCGCTTGCGCAAGGGGCTCGCAATGAAGTAACAGATGAAAGCCTTGCGGATTCCGTACGTGACCTCGCAAACTACAGCATTATGTTCTTAATCGAAATGGGGGAATGATGAAAATGGCTCTAAAAATATGCGATTTAGCAGTAGCAGTTTCAATGGTTGCGTCGTCTATTACGCTATTCAGGGGCGGTGCAATAACAGGTACGGCTGCGGCAGTTTCAGCCTTAATGTTAGCCGCAATTTTTGTTTAGCGGGCGTTCACTGATTGACTGATTGATAAATCATTTGAGAAAGGGGCTAAAACATGAGATTCGCATGTAATACAAAAGAGCTTTCTAAGGCCTGCCAAACAGTATCCAGAGCTGCTGCAAAGAGCGCAAACGTACAGGCACTTTTAGGCGTCAAGTTTTCGGTTGCAGACGGCCGAGTTGGTCTGTGCGGCTATAATCTTCAGTTCGGAATCAGCACGCTGCTCCCTGTGGCGGGAGCGGAAGAAGACGGTGACACACATGGAAGCAACGGATGTGACCCAACGGAAGAATGGTTGACCTGCCCGACATGCGGCGCTCGCATGGATAAGGAGGCGATTTCCGATGACGCTTGACTGTCAGGCGCTGGTACATCTGCTCCATAATCTGGAATATACAGGTTGGCCCTATCATGGCAGCTATTCGCAATTTCAGCAGGAGCTCAACGATTACATCAAAAACCAGCGGCGGCCGTTTACGCTGGGGGATGATAAAAAAATTCTAAAGTCGAATGATTTGCATGAAACGGCAAAAATAATCGATAGACCGTATGATTTGGTGGCGCAGCGGCGAGAGATGTTGGAGGAGCGAAAAACCCGGAAGCCGTACACCGGCTATGAGGATGAAATAATCCTCACGACGAAAAATCTCAGGAGCGCAGCGAAACTGATGAAGCGCGATTATACCGCTGTGTGGCAGCACAGGAGGAGATTGCTGAGGAGGCGAGCGCATGTACGTCCCACGGTACATAAGCCTGCCGAATGACGTTTACCGCAACGCCGTCAATATTTCAAAGAGCTACTACGCGATGCTGCGGCGCCGCCATGAAATTGAGGATGAGATTATCCAGGCATCCCATCCGCCCGATGGGCAGCCGGGCGGAGGCGGACCGGGAAACCCTACGGCGAGGAAGGCTGAACGAATCATCCAGCGGCAGGCGGAGAATGAGCGAAAGATAAAAGCCGTCGAGCAGGCGTGGGCGGCATTCAGCGAACCATATCAACGAGAATTTATCAGGCTCAATCTGTTTGAGAATATCAGAATGGATAATATCAACCTGCCGATTTCCCTGCGCTCGATGAAAAGATTGCGTCATAAGTTCCTGATTAATGTTGCGGAGAATCTCCATGAGATTTAAAGGTTGGCCCCTAAAACAAAAATCAATGGGGTATAATTGGTACAATGGGAGTTTGAGATAGAGCTCCCACCATGCGGGGCTCGGCTCACCCCGCGCACAGCTGCCGCCCTATTCCGAGGCGGTAATATCGGAATCCTCCTTTCTGTGAAGCGCCGTCCGGCACGACGGCGCTTTTGATATGCCACCGGGCACGGCAAAAGCCGGGGCCTGCCGGGTCAAATCCGGGCGGTGACACCAGAGAATCTGTCGGCCAGGATATGTACACGGATTCATGGCAGCGCGAAAGGTACGGAACAGCTACCCGTACAATTCCACGCTGCCCGATCGAATATTTCAGCGTCTTGCATTAGCAGAGCGCTTTTTATAAGGAGGCGATCTTATGCCGCTCAAAAAAGGAAAATCTAAAAAGGTTATTTCTAAAAACATTGCCGCTGAAATCCGGGCAGGTCGGCCGCAGAAGCAGGCGGTTGCGATCGCTCTCCATAAGGCCGGCAAGTCCAGAAAAAGGCGAAAGGGGGTGTAATCGATGGGTGTGCGTGCGAGCATTAACAGGATCACGGGCCGGATGACAAATAGGACCCGTACAAGAGCGGCAAGAAACGCCCGGAACTATTTCAGGCGTAGAAGCTCCGGCGGGGGCGGTGGCTAATGTCCACTATCCTGTTTGATACGATTAAAGCACAGTCCGAGGTAACTGATTCTGTCCTCGTCGGGTTCTCCGGCGGTAAGGATTCAATCGTTACTCTTGACCTGTGCTTCCGTTATTTCAAAACGGTTCAGCCGTTTTTTATGTATATTTGCCCGAGCCTTGAATTTCAAGAACGGACGCTCCGCTGGTACGAATTGCGGTACCAGACAAAAATAATCCGGGTTCCGCATTTTGATGTGTCGAGTTTCATGCGGTATGGTTCGTTCCGTGAGCCGGATGAAACGGTCCCGATCATTTCAATCAACGATATTTACCACTATCTCCGGGTCCGGACCGGAATTTGGTGGATTGCGGCGGGAGAGCGTATTTCGGATTCCATTGTCCGCCGGGCGATGATAAAGCATTCCGGTAGTATTGACAAAAAACGCGGTCGATTATATCCCATCTCCGGCTGGAAAAAGCGGGAAGTGCTCGACTACATTAAGTTCAAAAAGCTCTATCTCGGCCGGGACAGCCGGGAGTTGCATTTCAGCTTTAAGAGCTTGGAGGGACGAGAGCTGCTTTTTGTGAAGCAGCATTATCCGAACGACTATCAAAAAATACTCCGCCTTTACCCTTATGCGGGTGCCGCGGTGGAAAGGGAGCTGAAATATGGCAAAAAGCAAATTTCAGAATTACGACACGGAGACGATTCACAGAAGCCAGATTAAAAACGCTCCCTACAACCCGCGCATAATGGATAAGGCCGCCCAAAAGCGCCTCCGCGACAATATCCGAAAACACGGCTTAGTGTCCGCCCTAACCTGGAATAGGCGAACCGGGAACCTTGTGGGCGGTCATCAGCGGCTCGAACAGCTCGACGCGCTCGAAAAATCCGAAGACTATGATCTGACCGTTTGCGTGGTCGATGTTGACGAGCGGGAAGAAGCGGCTTTGAACGTACAGCTCAACAACCCGTCCATGCAGGGCGACTGGGACCTTGACAAGCTGGCCCAGGTTTCAGAAGATTTTGACCTGTCCATGACCGACGACCTCGGCTTTACTCAGAACGATGTGGATTTTATGTTTGACGGTGATGAACGCTTCAGCCAACTATTTGATACGCCGGAAGCGAACGACACAAAGGATAAAATCGATGAGATAAAACGGGCCAGAGCGCAGGGAGTTGACAATCTCAAAGAGAAAAATTCTATTAATTGGTATGCCGTGGTCGTGTTCGCAGACGAAAAGGACCGAGACGCCTTTTTCAAGGAAATCTCGGTCCCAAAATACGAAGAATATATCACGGCAGAACAGATCAGACGAATCGCACGAAACAAATCAGGCGATTAGTTTTCCATATATTCGGGTGAGGTCATCATCCGAAAGAGACTGAAACGTTCCGGGAATGATTTCTGGTTGAATATCTAAATCCCACAGGCTGAGATGCCCTTTAACAGGCACAGGCTTAATCAGTCTGAAATCCTTAAATATCCAGGCAAAGGCACGCGATGGTACATCCGACGGCCGAAGCACAGCGGGCTTGAGGTGTTTTTTAGCGAATGGCGTGATGCCGTCAAGCCGGGCGATCATCAACGCGCAGCCCGGTATGGTATCCCGTATCCGTTTGGCGCTGCTGCACAGTATGATGTCGCCACGGTAATCCGTTTGCCATGTGCGGCATTCGACCGTTTTGATTCCGGCAAGATAGCAGGCCATCCAATCCGGCCGCACGGTGAGGGCTTTGTAGCTCAAGGCGTTCATCTCCTTTTTTTATCTATATATTATATCACATTTTACATAAAAATGCAATTAAAATTAGCAATTATATCTAATGGATGGTGGCGATTTTGGCTGAAAAAGACTTAATTCCGCTCAACAAGAGAACGAAAGAAGAGCAAAAGAGAATTGCGTCCGCCGGCGGAAAGGCCTCCGTTCGGTCCCGCCGCGCAAAAAAGACAATGCGAGAGGCCGCCAGGCTTGTGCTGGGGCTGAAGTCTCCAGAAAAGATCAAAGCAGAGCTCGAAAAGCTCGGAATTAAGAATAAAGACGCGATCAATCAGACCGCGATGCTTGTGGCTATTCTGAATAAAGCATTGCGGGGTGATGTTCGGGCGGCTGAATTTATGCGTGACACCGCCGGAGAGAATCCGCAGGCCGCGCGGCCTCAATCCGAATCCGAAGACGACCCCTTGACCAAATCGATTTACGAAACGGCAGGCGATAATCCAGATGATGTCTGCGCAGCAGAGAAAAATCCTCCGATTCCCGGTAAGTGAATATGACGCGCTGATCTGCGACGGGGCGGTCCGGTCCGGAAAAACCTCGATCATGTCGATGGCCTTTGTCGCCTGGGCCATGCACGATTTTAATCAGCGCAATTTCGGCATCTGCGGCAAGTCCGTCCAGAGCGCAGTCCGAAACATTATCAGGCCCCTGGTCGGCATGACCTACTGGGCGAAGAACGGCTTTGTTATGGATTATTCCGTTTCAACTCACATGCTAACCGTCACCAAAGGCAAGGCGGTCAATTATTTTTACCTGTTCGGCGGAAAAGACGAGCGGTCGCAGGACTTAATCCAAGGTATTACGCTTGCCGGCGTGCTGCTCGACGAAGTCGCCCTGATGCCGGAATCTTTTGTGAATCAGGCGACGGCGCGCTGCTCGGTCGAGGGCTCAAAGCTCTGGTTCAACTGCAACCCGGAGAATCCGCAGCACTGGTTCTATCAGAATTGGATTCTAAAGGCCAAAGAAAAAAACGCGATGTATTTGCATTTTGTGATGAAAGACAATCCATCGCTGACAAAAGAAACTCTTGCCAGATACGAAAACATGTACTCCGGCGTATTTTATCGACGGTTTATTCTGGGCGAATGGGTGCAGGCAGAAGGGCTTGTCTATCCGATGTTCAGCAAAGAAAGAAACGTCGTGAAGGATGTTCCTCCATCCGGCAGGTATTTCATCTCCATCGACTACGGCATTCTTAATCCGTTCTCGGCTGGACTGTGGTGTCTCCGCGACGGCGTCGCTTACCGTGTGGCCGAATACTATTATGACGGCCGCAAGGAGAAATATCAGCGGACCGACGAGGAACATTACGCCGCAGTGAAAAAGCTGGCGGGCGATCATTATATTCAGCGCGTCGTCGTCGATCCGTCCGCAAGCAGCTTTATCGAGGTGGTCTACCGGCACAAAGAATTCCCGGTTGATAAGGCTATAAACGACGTTATTCCAGGAATCGCCTATACCGCGACGATGCTCCAGCAGGGCAAGATCAGGGTGCACGAATCCTGTAAAGACTGTATCCGCGAGTTCGGGCTCTACTGCTGGGACGAGACCAAGCCGGAGGACGCCGTGGCAAAAGAGTTTGACCACGCGATGGACGATACAAGATATTTTGCTTATACGGTCTTGCGCAATGAGGTGAGATAATGGACATTCCCGAACAGAAAAAGCTCGAGCAGGTCACAAAGAAGCTGGCTGAGATCCTGAGGGTTCAGGACTGGGACATCAAAACTCACATCGTTTCTGGTCACGATATTGCGAAACAAACCGATGATGACAATTATACTGCGCGTGGTGTTTCTGTGAGAAATACCCGTTCAAATACCGCTGATATTTATTTGAGTACGGATGAGCCCGGCGATTGGTACGAAACGCTTGTCCACGAGCTGATCCATGTGCAGACGACAACCTTAATCGCAACTGCTGAAGCCTATTTTGAAAAGCATCATTCTTATTTTGAAAATATTTATGAAAGCATGGTCGAACGTCAGGCGCAAATTTTTGTCAAGCTCTATCCTGTGACGAACTTTAACGACATTCTGGGGAAGTGATCTCTTGGGCTTTATTAGCTGGTTGAAGGGGGTGTTCCGAAAAATGATGTTCCAGCCGTCCGAAGTTTATCAGATTTTCGGCGTACAACCGGCCGTCTCATCGGCCTATCTCGGCGCTATCGAGAGCTGGAAAAACATTTACGAAGGGCGCGCTCCCTGGAATGACGAACGCCTTCCCTCGGCCAATTTTGCGGCGATCGTCGCGAGCGAAGCAGCCCGACTCGCAACGATTGAGATGGACTTCAAGATCGCCGGATCCCCGCGGGCTGACTTCCTCCAGGAGAAAATGAATATTGTACGCGACCAGCTTCGCACGCAACTCGAATATGCCTGCGCGTTCGGCGGGCTCATGCTCAAGCCGAATGGCGACGGTGTGGATTATATCAAGCCGGGCCTATTCATCCCGACCAACACCGACGGGAACGGCAACATCACGGGTTCGATCTTTGTCGCGCAGCGGCAAGACCTTGACCGGTATTTTAACCGGTTTGAGTACCATCGGTTTGACGAAAATGGTTTGTACCGCATCAGCAACAAAGTTTTTGAAAGCGATTCTCCAGATGTAATCGGCCGGCCAACGACGTTTGCGGCGGTGCCGGAGTGGAAAGACATTCAGGACGAAATCAGTATTGCCAATCTCGAAAGGCCGATTTTTTCCTATCTGAAAATGCCGTGGGCAAACACCATTGATAGTTCGTCGCCACTCGGGTGCTCGATTTTCTCGAAGGCGCTTGGTTCTATCCACGACATTGACATTACGGCAAAGGGGCTGCGGCACGAAATAGCAACAGCTGACCGTAAGCTGTTTATCTCGGACAAGGCACTCAAGCGCGATGACAACGGTGTGGTTGTTGAAAATCCATTACCAGACCTGATTCAGGGTCTTGAGTTTGGCATTGACGAAAAAAATACCTACCACGAATTCAATCCGGAAATCCGAATCGAGCAGTACAAATCCGCTATGCAGACATTCCTCAACATTGCCGGAAATCAGTGCGGCTTCAGCAACGGTTATTTCTCCTTCGACGAGAAGACCGGCGTGGTCACGGCGACCCAGATCGAGGCGGACCAGCAACGGACCATTTCAACCGTGACAGACATTCAGAAATCGCTGAAAACTGCATTGTCCGGTCTGGCCTATGCGCTCGACGCCTATGCGACACTGTACGGTCTCGCGCCGGCCGGAGAATACAAGGAGCAGTACAATCTAAAAGACCTCTCCGTGAACGTCACAGAGGACCGGGCACGCGGTTGGCAAATGGCAACGGCGGGCGCAATCCCGAAGTGGAAATATCTTGTAGATTACGAAGGGTATCTCGAAAAAGATGCCCGCGCAATTGTGGATGAGGCACAGAAAAAGCAGATGTTCTGGTCCTACGTCGTCGCCGGCAAGTTCCCGATGGAGCGTTACCTTGAGATGTTCGAGGGATTTTCCCCAGCAGACGCGAAAGCCGCTGTCGCGGAGGTTTCGGGCGGCTCAGGCTCGCCGTTCCCGGCTGAAGAAGGTGGAGGCGGGCCGCAGGAACCGCCGGACACCGGACAGGAGGGCCAGAAATAAAATGCTCCCTCCTTATTTTTACGACACGGCTGCCGAGGACCTCCTCAACCTTTACAACCAGCTTGACCAGGCGATCCTCCGCGATATCGTTCGCCGGCTTGTGAAGACCGGCAAGGTTACTGACATGGCAAAATGGCAGGCGGAGCGATTGCAGGAATCCGGGCTGCTTTATAACGACGTGGTCCACGAGATCGCAAAAATCAGCGGTGCGAGCGACGCGCAGGTCCGGACTCTGTTTGAGGACGCAGGAATCGAGGCGCTCCGTTACGATTTCGCGATTTACGAGGCCGCCGGGCTTGCTCCGTTGCCTCTGCGCCAATCGCCTGCAGCAGCTCAGGTCCTTCAGGCTGGAATCATAAAGACTTCCGGCAATCTAAAAAACTTGACAATGACTACCGCCGTATCGACCCAGCAAGCTTACATACAGGCCGCCACAATGGCCGAGATGCAAGTGGAAAGCGGGGCGTTTGATTATATTACGGCTATCCGAAACGCCGTGAAAACGGCATCGCGGGCAGGCGCGATAGTCCTCTATCCTACCGGATGGAAAGACCAGCTTGACGTCGCTGTCCGCCGGGCAACTTTGACCGGTGTCGGGCAGACGACCGCGAAAGTCTCGCTCCGGTACGCGGACGATATGAATTGTGACCTCGTCGAAACGACCGCCCATCCCGGCGCCCGGCCGAGCCATCAGGTGTGGCAAGGGCGGGTGTTCAGCCGTAGCGGTTCCGGTCGGTATCCTGATTTCGAGAGTTCCACCGGGTACGGCACCGGTGCGGGGCTCTGCGGTTGGAACTGCCGGCATAGTTTCTTCCCCTATTTTGAGGGTCTGTCCGAATCCGCTTATCCTCGTTCAAAGCTCCGGGAGTATGAGGACAAAACCGTATCTTACGGTGGGGAAAAACTCAAATATTACGACGCCACGCAGGTTCAGCGCGGCATGGAGCGGGCCATCCGGGCGACAAAGCGCGATCTTGCCGGGGCCGATGCCGGCGTGAAAAGCGCCCCGGCCGAATCGCTGAAAAACGCTTTTCGAGAGGATTTCAGCGCGGCATCTGTCAAACTAAAACAGCAAGAAGCCACGTTGAGAAAATTCCTTAATGAAACCGGCCTTGACCGCCAGCGGGAGCGTGAGCAAGTGCTCGGGTTCGAGCGCAGCGCGGCGCAAAAAGCCGTGTGGGCGAATAGGAAAGCAACCGCATGATTGTCCTGAGCATGACGTTAAAAGGTTTTTTATACTGAAATTTGGCCCACCGCGCCGGCCTAATCCGCGCGGCAGCAGGTGACAGCGACCACCTAAAACGCTTAGCTGTATGGAGGTTTTATGAAAAAGGAAGAACTGACTACCCTCGGGCTGACCGAAGACCAGGCCGCAAAGGTCTTTGAGCTGCACGGCAAGGATATCGCGAAGCTTCAAGGCACCATCACCACGCTCACGACCGACCGCGACGGCCTGAAAAAACAGCTCGATGACGCAAACAACCAAATCGAAAAGTTTAAGGGAATGAACATCGACGGTATCAAAAAGGCCGCAGACGACTGGAAGGGCAAGTACGAAAAGGCAAAAGCCGATTACGATTCCGCCCAGGCTGCTCGTGTCTATGACGATGCCGTGCGCGAGGCCCTTTCCGGCGTGAAGTTTTCTTCCAAGTTTGCGAAAAACGCTTTCATCGGTTTGCTCAAAGAAAAATCGCTGAAAATCGACAACGGAAAGCTGATCGGTTTCGACGATGTTCTGAAGCAGGCCAAAACCGACGATCCGAACGCCTTCGCTCCAGTAAAGCCCGGTCCGAAGTTCACTGACAAGATGGACGGTGACGGCGCGCCGGAGATCACGAAAAAGGCGTTCGACAAGATGACCTATCTCGAAAAACTCAAGCTCAAAACCGAGCAACCCGACGTTTACAAGGGGCTGCTCCATGCAAAACCAGAACCTGACGAAAAAAAGGAGTAATGATTTATGCCTGGTACTTTTCTTGGCTTTCCTTTCGACGAGGAAATTTTTAATAACGCTTGGGGGCAAGCCCCCGACCCAGTCCGGCTCGCGATTCTGAACAGCGGAGCGATGACGCAGGATGCCACCATCGCCAGCATGATCCAGGGCGGCGGCAACTTCTACACCATTCCGTTCTACAACATTCTCGACGGCGACCCGGACAACTACGACGGCCAGACCGATATTCAGACTGCCGAAACGTCCGGCGCTTCGCAGAGCGGCGTGGTGTATGGCCGCGCGAAAGGATTTACCGCCCGCAACTTTACGGCGGAGCTGACCGGAGCGGACCCGATGGGCAACATTGCAAACAGTGTTGGCCGGTACTGGAACAAGCAGCGCCAAAAAATCTTGCTTGCAATTCTTTCCGGTATTTTTGGAATCACCGGGGCAAGCGGAAACCCGAAAAAGTGGGCTGCCCATACTGCAGATTTGAGTTCCGCGACTGCGACACCGTACACTATCGGCGCGACCGACCTGAACGATCTCGCAACGCAGGCGCTCGGTGATAATAAGAGCCAGTTTGCCCTCGTTATCATGCATTCCAACGTTGCAAAGACGCTGGAAAACCTCAAGCTCCTCGAATACTGGAAACAGACCGACGCGAACGGCATCGAACGCCCGCTCGCTTTGGGGTCCGTCAACGGTTACACCTGCATTGTCGATGACGACGTGCCAGCCGCTCCCGTGGGTGGTACAGGCGACAACAAGGACCTGATCCGCTATACCACCTATCTGCTCGGAACCGGTGTACTCCGCACTGCGACGGCCCGCGTCGACGTTCCGTCCGAAGTGTACCGCGAGCCGGCAAAAAATGGAGGCCAGGATACACTTTACACAAGAATCAGGGAGACTATCCACCCGAACGGCTTTTCCTTCAAGCTGCCCACGACCGGATTCACCGAATCCCCGACCAACGATCAGCTCTCTACCGCGGCGAATTGGAGCATTGTCCATGACCCGAAGGCTATCGCAATCGCGCAGCTTATCACAAACGGCTGACGGAGGGCAAAATGGATGCGTTTACAGATTACATCTATTACTCCGAGACTTTCCACGGTAAGAAAATTCCGGAAAATGATTTCGACCGGCTGGCCTTAGAGGCCACGGTTTACCTGAACGCGGTCACACATGGCAGAGCGACGGCAGATAGCGACTCCGTGAAAATGGCGAGCTGCGCCGTGGCGGAGGCCATGCAGCGGTCCGAAGCGGTCCAGAGCGGAGAAGCGCTCTCCAGCGAGAACACGGACGGCCGCTCTGTCTCCTACGTGCAGTCCGAAAACGATTCGGCCTCGCAGAAGAAGAAGTGGCTCGACGCCGCGTCGCTCTATCTGTACGGAACCGGGCTTTTGTATCAGGGCTTGTGCTGAAAGAAGGCTGCCATGCTGACAAACGCCGACATCACAATTTTTAACAAATGGTACAATCGCGAAACCCGCCTCGACGAGTGGAAGCGCACACAGATTCGCGGTGTCGAATGGTACGGCGGGCAAGCAGTTAGCGTATCCGACAAGGGGCTGAACTCCGCGAACACCTATACCGTGCGGATTCCTGTCACGTCGGCCCCACAGGGCAAGCAGTTCGTCCTACCGGAGATTTACGCGGCCGCTGAAAGCGGCGATCTGGCGGGCCTCTGGACGCTCCAGAACGGGGACATCGTGGTGCGTGGGCTGATTGCCGACGACATCGCGAAGGCGGCCGACGTGACCGGGAAATACAGTCAGTGCTTCACGGTGACCGGCTGGCGTGACAACCGCCGCGGTTCCCCCGCCGTCCAGCACTGGCGCATAGACGGAGCGTGAGGACATGGCCGGAAATCAAAAGCTGATCGTCAAAACACCACGCGGCGAGATCGTCCAGGTCAAGACCAAAAACGGCCATGTAACGGCGAAACTGACGTGGGCGCCGGACACGGGCACTAAATGGACTGGCAATTTCACCCGCGCCCAGAAGTTCCTTGATTCCGAGGTGCTGCGTGACAGTACGCCACTGGTACCGTTTAGAACCGGTATGCTGGCTCGCTCCGGGCAGCTCGGCACGGTGGTTGGCTCCGGCACGGTGAGCTGGGTGGCACCGTATGCGCGGTATCAGTATTACAACACCGCCGAAACCCGCGGCTACGACGCCCAGCGTGGCGGAAAATGGTTTGAGAGGGCGAAGGCTTCGCACAAACCGGCATGGGTGGCCGGCGTGAAGAAAATTGCGGGAGGTAAATGATGCCCATCATTCAAAGTCTTTACGACTATTTCAAGACCTGCCCGCTGCTGGGTGACGGGAAAATCAACGTAGACTATCTGCCGGAAAAGGTGCGGGAGTACACCATCGATGCCATCACGGGTGACCCGTATATCAAGCGGTACGCCCGCGGCGCAGCCATGAAGCAATACCTTTTTGCGTTCGGAAATCGGGAGTTCTACGGGCCGGACGTGCTCCAGAACATCGCCAACAGCGGGTTCTATGAGGATTTCGCCGGCTGGCTCGACCAGCAGACCAAATCCCGGAACTTCCCCGTTCTCGGCCCCGGTAAAACGCCGAGAAAGATTGAAGCGCAGTCAACCGGGTACCTGTTCGGGGCATCCCCGGACACCGCAAGATACCAAATCCAATGCAGACTAATTTACTATCAGGAGGGATTAAGTTGAAACTTTCAGAACTGATGCAGGGAAAGACGCCGTC